GAAACTAAATAGATCTGATCTTCACTCTTTCCAGACATTAGTGGGCGTTGTCCAACTTCTACGAGAAAGTTGTAATACTCTTTAGGTGGCATGCACCTAACGTTCACAGATTTCTCTACCCAATCTAGCTTCTTATCGGCAGCGCCAGGTGTCGAACTAAACGTCGCTCCTACGAGAAAAGCTGCTCCATACAACATCGATTTGTTCATGTATATACCTTCATTAAGATTGTCGAATCTGTAACTCGATCTTGAAGTTTGATCGGTTCAGACTTGATAGTTTCCATAAGTTTCTTCAGAGAATTCTTATTACCATTCAAAATAGTATCAAGATATTGAATGGTTCGACGACCAGTTCTCTTAGTCATCGATATAGTATCGTCGAATCCAGTAATTCGAGTTCGATCGACGTCGAGCGTTCTACCAGGAGGAGCCCGAAAGACCGTGATAGTCTTATACTTGGAATTGAAGGTCCACAGTTCTGTAGAACTCAAGATCTTTTCAGTTGGAATCGAGGCGACCTTAAACTCGTTTGACTCTTTCTGAGGATTCAGAAACCTGATCTTCTTCTCAACTGAGATCGGCTTCTTCTTTCGAGGAAGTCTAACCTTCTTACCGGTATCTGCGAACCTCATAGAATCGTCTACTATCTTCCTTAAGAGAACTGCTCTTTTCTTGATCCAGTCTCTTGAATAATTAGAGTAACCTTCTCGAATCTGTGGATCACAATTCTTATTCAAAGCTTCTTCGAGTTCAGTAGCCTGTCCCTCAAACTTTCGAGCCAGAGCACGAGCCGCTTGAGGTGAAGCGTTGAGTTTTTGAAGATACGAATATGGTTCGAACTCGACTTCGTCGTCAAGCATTCCTTCGACGTCGACGAGAAGATCAGAAATCGTTTTCTTGACTCGATCTTGAATCGTCGGTTTTTTGAATTCTTGAATTTCTTCCTTGTTTTCGTTATGATCAGACTCTCCGATCTTCGAGATCATCTGCTTTATAGCAGAATTCGCACGTTCGACGACACTCTCGTGATCAGGCAGCGTAAGATCCATCGAAAGCAAGTGACAAATCCACGAATACGTAATATTCACCCAGTTGTCTGGAACGAACTGAATGGATCTTGCTTCTTCTTTACGATTGACTTTAATCAAATATGTCTGAAGGGCAGATCGAGCGTCTTTGGGATCCCTCATAAGAGAATACCACTGAAGCGCTCTGTTCAGATCTAGTCGACTTAACTCGGAACCATTGTTAAAAATTGGTTCCGGGCCAAGATATTTCATATTAGTCAGATTATCAAGCTTTGAAAGACGAGGAACCTTTTTCTTACGCTTGACTAACGATCTACGAATAGCCATGTGATTAGTTCTCCTTCAAACTGACTAATCTTAACAAGTATTCAGAAGAATGTCAACTGCATTCTTTCATTTTAATAACTGGTATCTTTTCGATCGAGACTTCTGCCATGATTTTCAAAATATAAAACGAATTAATGTCGTCGAACCTTCCTTGGTCAATTAGTGATTGACTGTCTTTTAGAGCTTCATTGTACGAATCGTAAAACAGCCTAGTATGACCATCAGAACTCAAGATCATAAACTTAGTAGGATCTTTTCTCTGTTTGAGTTCGAGACTCCTTGGATCAAATAGATATGGAGATGAACTATCGTTCGTACTTACGGGTTTTACTCTGACGTTTCCAAGTTCTGTAACATCAGTTATCATGACTTCTGTCCCAGTTTTATATTCTATCGAGTCTCTAATAAAGACTGCGACGTCACCAACGCGAAACTTACTCATAATCTTCTCCTTTAGAATGATCCCGTCAATAGAAGAGAGAATACCATGGGATCCCATGGTATTCATATCTCTATTCTTAAGTAGCCATATCGAGGGCGAGGTTAAGCGCTTGGAGCTTCTTCACTCGACCATTTCCGTACCAAGCTGACCTGAGTCGGTTGTTTTCGTTTCGACCAGCAAAATGATCGGTGTAGAACGTTACGGCATTAAGTGGTTGCCACCATGTACCTTCACCTTCTGAAGCTCCAAGCTGTTGATCCATAAGATCGCGAACTTTCTTAGCAGTGACCGAGAGCCCAATTTCTCCAGAAGAGTTCGGATACAGAGTGTTCAGGTATTCGTCAACCTTCTCTGGAGTGATCTTTCGTGAGATCAAGAACTTAGCCGATTCGGCGAACTCCGAAAACTTACCGGTAGCGAGTTTCAGAGTTTCCTTTACGACTTCGACGTCAAACTTCGTAGAGTGATTTACCCGTACGATCTTATCCTTACCAGTCGAAGATAGAGAAAAATTTAACGTATTCTCACATACTACGCGAATAGCGTTAAGCGATACAGAAGTTGAAATGCCATACTTGTGAGGAATCGTGAAGAGTAGATAAGGTTCGACGACGTCCTTATTCGTCACCTTGAACTCTTCCTTGATCTTAGCAAGCATCCAGACGAGCTTGCCGTTGTCGATCGACCCGGCCGTGTGCATCTCCATGTCACCCTTCGAAACGAACTCGTGAAAGAACTCGATGGCTTCTGTATTCTGAACGTCCTTCCAATCCTTTCCGACAACACTCAGAAAGCTATGATCGTCTGACCGAATGATCGCCTTCTGATTAGTCTCTACTCGTTTTTCATCAACTTCAAAGAATGTCGGAATCTCATAAGTACTCCAATTGATACCAGCTACTGCAGCCATCTCCGCAGCAGAAAGATTCGATTCGACTTTAGTACCAAGCTTGTGCCACGGAGCCTCACCGACGTAAGCCATTTGGTACTTTCCATCGCGAAATTCAAGATTATGAGACATCATCAACTCCCGATTCTAAACAGAATGAACAGTATAAACAGTATAATACGATCGTTTCAAACTGTCAACCGTCATATAACCGCTTTAACGAACAGACGTTTGACTCTCATCTTTCCTTCTTGAACAGTGATGACGTCTTTCAGATCGACTTCACAGACGAGTCTGGCGAAGTCAGACCTTTCGTGATCCCAATAAGTTAATCTAGAGACGTGAAGTCCAGAAGCACAAGACCTGTTAGATATATCTGGATTTTCTACAGAGGCGAACTCTCCAACTTTGTACTTGAAGCTCGGATCGTGAAAAGAACTAAGATCTCTCCTGACGTTCTTGAAGCACGTAATCTTTTTATCAATAACGAGAAGATCACATTGAACTAAGATCGAAGTGATCAGGTCATTCTTCAGATCGCTAGTACATCTAGAGAACTGAACGTGATGTTTCTCAGAGAGTATAGCGGCTCCATATACTTGAGCATCTCCATAGACTTGAGCGTTTTCATAAACTAGAGTAGTTCCATAGACTCGAGCGTTTCCATAGACTCGAGCGGCTCCATAGACTCGAGCGGCTCCATAGACTTGAGCGTTTTCATAAACTAGAGTAGTTCCATAGACTCGAGCGTTTCCATATACTTGAGCATCTCCATAGACTTGAGCGTTTTCATAAACTAGAGTAGTTCCATAGACTTGAGCGTTTTCATAAACTATAGCGTTTCCATAGACTCGAGCGTTTCTATAGACTTGAGCGTTTTCATAGACTATAGCGTTTTCATAGACTCGAGCATCATCATAAATCCAACAGTTACCTTCGTGAGACAGATTATCTTCGCTCTGAACGAATCCGCCCAGGTCACCAACTTTAACGTTTCCAAAGGACCTCAGTGCTCGAATCCTGAAGTGACCATTCGGATCGTTTACGTCTACGAGTTCGTACTTCTTTTCCATGATATTATTCACTTTCATCATTCGACATTGTTCAACAAACCGATCGATTTTTCTAATGAATCTGAAACATCAAATACGTCTAGACCGTTAAGAGAATGTCCAGAAATCCGATAATACGTTTCGTGATCTGACTCTTTCAGAGATCCACCACGCGAAGAAACGTACGTTTTAGCCTGAGACCGTAAAGTGAAAACACCAACGATGACGTGATCGAAGACCATCTTCATGACGTTAGTCGCCGTACGAATTCTCGACCACTTACATTTTTCGACTATGTATACCTGCACGTCATTCTCCTACATAAGCCAAAGCTGACTTGAGTCGACCTATAGCATTAGAACGACTCAAGAACTCTTTGTAATTCATCGTAACGTCAGTTTTAACTTGAATATTCCAATATCCATCGTCGTAGAACAAAAAGATATTATCTGGAAATTTTGCCAATCTCATGAACGAAGGTGAGTCTACGATGAAATTCAACCCTTCAAAATTCTTGATCATATCAAGCAGCCCTTTTCTTAACGATATACTTATTAAGCTTTGGTATCGTGGCAATTTCAAATGGATCAGTTAAGACTAGAGTTCCATTCTTTCTGATCATCCAGTTACCATCGTGAAGATCCCAAGAAGGTTTATACTTTTGACTTAATGTCTTCAATTTAAGCAAAGAATCTATCGACTTCTTAGTACACTTGTCAGCCTTTGAATAATATTTCCTCAATTTTCGTTGGTTCCAATATGATCGATACTTAACTTGATCATAAAAATTATAAAGATCCTCGTTGTGTTCTTGATATTGGTCTTCTACATCTCGAATGGTTCTATCGAGACGTTCTATTTCGGCGACATACCACCAAATTTCACGTTCAGAATGGCCATTGGTAAAGATTTTTAAGGAATAAATCTTCGGAAAGATATCAGACTTTGCTAATCTCTTGTTATTGAGTAGTATGTAAGCAAACAATACCCATCCGTCTATAGAATGTCCTACTTTGACGACTCTATTAGACTTCTCTTTGCCATAGACGTGAGCATAAGCTCCCTCACCAAAGTACTTATATCCTCGGTTTTTTAAGGATTTTATGTAATCGTGATACGTCATCAGACACCGATTCCGATTTTCTCGAGAATATAACCTCAAATGTTAATGTTGTCAATTAGAACGAACAAAGAACATGAATAGTCATGATAGTGAATATCACTTTCACTTTATCACGAGTCGATCGTTGACGCGTTTGTAACGTGTTGGATACTTCAGTTTATCATAATGAATACCAGACCATGGATCAGTTAAGACGATAGTACCATTCTTTCTGAACATCCAGTTACCATTGTGAAGATCCCATCCTATATCATTACCATGACTAGACATTTCTTTTTCAAACGAACGAAGTTTTAACAGTTCATTCATACTTTTAGAAATACGTTGATCGTCAGAATCATTGAACCAAGAAAATCTAGATCTAATTTTTGAAAAGTCAGTAAGTATTTTTTCACGATCGTCGTTTTTATACTCGTCTAAGAATTTTTGCATCGTCATCTCGAGACGTTCCACGACTGCTACGTACCACGAATATTCGTTACGCGAATCACTCTTTACAGAAAGAGAGTATATCTTTGGAAATATCGAAGGAATTTCTTGTAAACTGATTACGTATTGAGCGAAAATAAACCAATAATCAATATCGGACGAAACCTTGATTACTCGATCTGAATCTTTTTTGGAAAAGACTGTAGAATAAAGTCCGTTTCCAATATTAGAATATCCTTTGTCAAGAAGATATTTTTTCATCTTAACACATGAAAGATGATTTGACATGTCTAACACCTAGGCAAAATACTGTAACGGAAGATTACGAACGTAGCAGAGATGTTCTAGATCGATAACATCATGAGACTTCATCATGAAACGTATTGCAGCTTCTCTGTTTTTTGCCCAAGTTTAATGAGTGACTCGATCTCAGCCTCAACTTCAGCGATCGACTTAAGTTCCAACTCACGTTCTTTTCAATGTCATCGTGGTGGGTCGCGAGAGCGCCGCCGCTGGCGATGTCGGTGGCATCGGCGTTGTTCGGCGACACCCGTGTGATCGGTGGCGTCGGCGTGCTGCTTGTGCCTGCCGGACTCGCCGTGCTCGTGGCCGCCGGCGATGCGGTGGCGCTGCGACGCCAGCAATTGCTGCGCACCGTATGGAGCGGCATCATCCTCATGCCCGTGGCGTTTGTCGTGGTTGCCGGATTGGTCCAACCTTGGGCCAACGCCTCGGACGTAAAGACGCTGTTTCCGGCATCGGATATGGGCGCCTTTTTTGCCGAAAGCTTCTTCCCGATGTTTCTGGATGCCGGAAAGAGCCCGCAGGGGCGGAAGGAATAGTTCTCGCCATCATCCTGAGGCCAGCCGAGGTTGGCCAGGCACTAGTCAGATTTCGCCTTCTACCGGGAGAAGGGTAAGGCATGTTTTCGGCTATTCCGCGTTACATGACCACCACGGACTTGACATAACTCATCAAATATGACAAATATTGCACCGTAATTCACCAGATGTGGGGCATTATCATGGGCTCTCCAAAGGTCGGACCAGCCCTCGAAAGGCTTGGGCAGGACATTCGAAATGCGCGGCTACGGCGCAGTATTGCGGTTGCGGACCTGGCCATGCGCGCCGGAACATCGGCCAGTTCTATCGCGCGGCTCGAAAAGGGCGACCCTGGCGTTGCTATCGGGACGCTTGCGGATGTGCTGGTCGTTCTCGGGCTTGTCGAACGGCTGGCCGATCTGATCGATGTCCGCAAGGATGACCTGGGGCTTGCGCTGTCTACCGAGCGCCTGCCGCAGCGAGGCAAGTCTTTCGCGACGAGGATCAGAAAGCAAAAGGCCAAGTCGGATCCGACGCGCGCGCTCGATGACGTGGTCGATCCTGACGGGGCGTCGTTCTGATGGCGGAGTTTGCTGCCCAGGTTGTTCTTGGCGACAGTCGTGTGCCCGTCGGTCAGCTGCGTTTCACAGCAGCGGGGCCGCGGCAGTTCTCGACCTTTGCCTATGACGCTGCGTGGATAGAAAATCCCCGGGCCTTTGCCGTGCAGCCGGATCTTCCTCTGGAAGGCGGCCCTTTTCATACGTCGGGCCAGCCGGGGAACATGCGTGATGCACTGGCGGGCGTCTTCGCCGATGCCGCGCCGGACAGTTGGGGACGGCGCCTTCTCGAACGTGCCTATGGCAATGGTCTGAGCGAGTTTGAGTATCTGACGCTGTCCGACGACGCTTGTCGTCAGGGCGCACTGCGATTCCAGGGCGACGATGGAGAGATCATTCGCGGTAAAGCGGGTGACGCCGTGCCCCGCCTCCTCGAGCTGGAAGCGATAACGGCCATTGCCCGCGCACTTGGTTGACGATGCGATTGAAAAATTGCGCCACCGCGGCGCAGGCGATGTCGGGAGCCTCGCGATGCGGCGAATGGCCGACACCCGGAAGACGGACGACCTCGACAGGCGTCCGCACCAGTTCCTCCACGGCGGCGATTTGCGCGCCCGTGCCGTAGATATCCGCGTCGCCCTGGACGACCTGCACCGGACAAGGGATCGTCGGGAGATACTCCGTCAGATTCCACGACCGGAAGCCGGGATCGAGCCAGGCGCCGTTCCAACCGAGAAATGCGTTGTCGACATTCTTGTGCCAGCGCTTGGTCGCATCGCCAACTTCATCAACGGCGAATTGTGGGGCCGGGCCACGGATGTTCCCTGGGCCTTCGTGTTTCCCCATGGCGGCCCGCCGCGCGATCGTCGACTATCATCGCAAGGAAGCGCCGGGTTCGATCGTCGTCGATTCCGACAACCACTACCTCTATTACGTGATGGATGGCGGCTTCGTGCGCCTCCTCGGGCTCAACTCCTCGCGTTGGCCGGATCTAAAGAGTTCCAGTATTCGTAAACTTGAAACGTTGGACGAAATCCTCGAACAGATTTATGAAGATCAGAGAATAATTCGTTCGAAGACGTTCGACTATAGACTCGAGCGTTTCCATAAACCTGAGCCTTATTAAAAATCGGATAGTTATTGTGAGATTGATGATCGTTTTCACTCTGAACGAATTCATCGAACTTGCATACGTCAACTCGAGCTTCATCAAAGATCGTAGCGCTACCGTACATTCGAGCATCTCCGAATACTTCACAGTCGAATTTAATCGAATCGACATCGATATAAACGATGTTCGATGTATCTGATTTTCGACGCTTAAAGAAGCTTTGAATTCGTTTGAAGATGTTCATAACATTCACCTATAGACTTTTCTATCTAGTAGTTGAAGGTTATCACGTATTCTATAAAATGTAAACAAAAAAATTATGTAATAAAATCAACTACTTAAAGAAAAAGGCCAAAAAATTGGCCTTTTTCTTAAGAAATATATGGTTTTAACGACTCCCAGACGTCATCTGGAAGTGAATCTAAGTCTGTCTTATAGACCATCACACCGCTACCAAAAATTCCAGACCCATCTCTGATCTTCTTAACTAACGAGCGACTTAACTTCTTTTCGACTTCAGGATGTTCTTCTAAATATCTGTCAATCAAAGAACAGTACGTTCCAGAAAGATGATATGGAATTTCGAAGGTATATTCTCTGTGCGTCATAGAATTGGTCTCTCGTTTACAAAAATCCTCTTGACTTCATGAATATAATCTTTTCTCGACTTAACGAAAACTATAGCGTTCGACGATTCGTCACAAGCCATAATCACGACGATCTTATCAGCCTCTAATCCAGTTCTTTCTTGTAACATCATCGAGTATGTAGTAAGCTGTATGAAATAATTCTTAACGTCTTCCTCGTTCTTAATTTTCTTTGACGTCTTATAGTCAACGATAGACAGATCTCCGGAATAAATTCCGATTAAGTCGGTCCTTCCAGCAGCTTTCAACTCAGTCGACCATAATGGATGTTCGATTCCCATCACGACAGACAGATTATCGTCTAACACTCTCTTAATCTGAGAGAACGTCATCATGTCAAACGGATTCGACCCTTTCTTCCAGAGAGTATCATTATTCACGTATTTTTCGGCCAGAAGATGAATTGACGTTCCTCTAGCAGTTGCTATTCTAGAAACTCTTTGAACTTCTTCTTCACCGACTCTAGATTTCCAAGCTTCAAGCCATTCAGCTCCATAAGCTTTCGAAATAATCGTAGTAACAGATGGAAAATCACCGTCTGGTGTATGATACGTTCGACCAGACTTTAACGTAGTCGATTCAATCTCAACGTGTGGTAATAATTCATGTTTAAACATTCTCATTCTCTAACTGTTCTTTAGTTATGATGTAAGACTTGACTATCGGACCTCTAACTATATCGTCATGAGTGAACTTGACGAAGTCGAATCCGTCAGTCATACTTAATATCTTCATGAATTTTTTAACACCATTCTTATCTACATCTCTCGTGAAGTCTGACTGTGTCGTATCACCAGAAACTATCACTCTACAATTCTTTCCAATTCTCGTTATAATCGAATCTAATTCGTGAAAAGTCATATTCTGACATTCGTCAACGAGAACTATACAATCGTCTAGAGTTATTCCACGAAGATACGAAGTCGTCATAAACTCAATTTGAGACTTTTGCTTGAGTATCTCGTATGAGTCATCGCGATTAAAAAGCTCAGAACAAATTGCTCTGTACGGCGCTTCATAAACTTCTGATTTTTCTTTTATAGAACCTTTTAAGAATCCGATGTCTCGAGTTGGAACGGCAGATCTAACTATATAAAGTTTAGAATAGTCTAGGTCTAACAAGACTGACTTAAGTGCTAGATACATTCCTACGAAAGATTTTCCTGTACCAGCAGAACCGTGAAGAATCAGATTGTTTCTAGTTTGGAACGATTCGAACGCAAGCTTTTGAGACTTAGTAAGAGGATTTACTTGAATTAAATTCATGGAGTTTTTAACTACCATGGTTTCTAATTTTCTAGATATTCTTTTTTGTTTTTTATAGAGTTTCTTCTCTCTTAGAGTCTTTGGAGTTTCTGCAAGCTCGAACATGTTGCCCTTTATTCCTTTCGTCTGGGCGACTTTGCTCATTACCTAGATATTTATGGTTGATTTATAATGTTTTCTCTTAATCTCCTTCATCTGGTCTCTAAACGCTTCTCTGGGCTTAGTGATTCCCAGTCTGAATGGATCACCTAATGCTGGCGCGCCGCATAATACGTCAAGATCTGAATCATTTTTCAACAAGTCTTCCATTTCTGAAATCGACATAAACTCTTCTCGAGTTTCACCAGTACTCTTTTTAACGAACGTGTAAGTCGGCATCAGATCAGTCCCGGAAAAGCTTTCTGAACTACTTCTCTATCGATTCCTGGATAAGGAAATATATGATCCTTCATCTTTATTATAAGTTGAGCGTCATCTTCGGTCATCATTTCTAACCAACCGATAAATCTCGATTCTCTGAACAACTTCTTAGAAGATTGATTCATGTATATCGACAGATCTTTCCATTCGTCATAAATGGCATCTATTTTACCACCATTTACGTTTCGATTGTATGGTGCGTCACCACTTGGTAGATGAAGAACGATGTTTGGATCGAACGCAACCTTCAAGATACCTTGAACTACGATTTCTCTATCTCCAAACTCTTTAAGCTCTTTCACTCTCTTATTTATAGACTTATATTCTGAGATCTTCTTAAGAGTCAAAGCCAGTGGTAGTCTAGTAGTCATTTTAATTCTCCGTTCGTTATAAAATCATAGTCTTCCATGTTCAAAGTTCTGTAACCAAGACCCGACATTCTTTCTACTAATTCGTGAAGTTTTTTGTCTGTTTTTACTTCTTCTCTCGAATATTCCAATATACGAATCATCAAAGAAACTGTTAAGTCTATGGTAGGAACGTTCTTTTCAAAATCTTTGAACTTCACTCTAGAACTCATCTATCACACCCATTAGCTGTTTAAGTTTTTTATCTATCATGTAAGAATATAAAGAACCAATCGTTTTCTTATTTTCTTCAGAGTCAAATGTTCTTAGAATCTCAGTGCTGATTTCAACTGGAACGTGCGTAAGATCGATCAGTTTTTCATTTCTTTCGAAGTGTTTTCTTTCTTCTTCAGACAAATCAACGTTCGAAAGAAATCTAGATAAACGCTTAGCGGTCATAGGTGGTTGGCGCTTGGTATCATTAACGAAAGTGTCGTCGTCAGACAAGACGTTCGGAATCCCGTCGACAGAGTCGCCTTTAATCACGTGTTTGCGTAAAAAATTTACTGGATCAGAACACTTAATTTCACGCTTCTTAATCGGATCGTATTGAGACACGTTAGTGAAACGTTGAAGTTGTTGAAAGTCCTTATCTCCAGAAATTATCATTATATTTGGAGCTGAATGATCTTTGATTAAAGACTCAGTTCCAAATTTCTTCACTAAGACTCCAATGACGTCATCGGCTTCAGCTCCGTCTACACCAACGACTCTATATTTGAAGTGATCTTTAAGTTCTGTCTTGATCTTATCGAAAGCGGAAAAAATCGCGTCAAAATCAATCTCAGAATTATCGCGAGCTTTCTTTCTATTAGCCTTGTAATATTGAAAGTATTTTTTTCTCCAATTATTCTTAGAGTCTATCGCCACGACGAATTCTGGATAATCATTCTTAAATTTCTTTCTAAGAGATCTTATCTGATTCAGTATCAAGTGACGAAGCATGTTCTCGTCAATTTCACTCGTCATTCCAAAATGAACGTGAACGTTTGCAAACATCACTTGTTGCAAGTCAAGTATCATCATATTCTTCATGACATTTCTCATTATCTAGTGTTTGTTTACCGAGCTTAACCTTAACATCATTAGCGATATTAAATGATCCGTCATCGTTCTTTATAAAAGTAGCGTCAATAATTTTCTGGAACGAATGTGGTATCTTATATTTTCTATAGAGAGAAGCCTTTAAGATTTCAGTCATGAATATCGAGTCAATAATCGAATCGTGAGAATTCATCATAGACAGACCAGCTGTCGATAATTGCGAATAAACATTCTGCATTACGAAAGTAGCGATCTCGTCGGCAAATTCTTTTCTGATCTTAAGTTGACGAGTCAGTGACTCGCGCTTATTCTTTGGTACGAAGTCTTGTTCGAAATCTCTACGAACGCGATCCATTGGAAATTGAATCACGTTATTACTATTCTGAGTAGTCTTTGGAGCCATTCCGTTCACACTCAAATTTATTTCCTTCTTATTTATAGACTGTATAATCGAAGATTTCAAGCGGGATGTTCTTGTCTGGAGCAATAGCATCGATAGTTTTTAGAAGATTTGACCATTCTTCCATTTTATTCGTCCAGTCAAATCGTTTTCTGAAATATCTCATTCTTTCTAAGATTCTAGAATCGTCATTAGAGTTAGAAGATTCGATCAACTCGACGATCGATTTTTCAAGATTATGATAGAACAAACCAGCGTGAACGTTAATATCTTCAACGAACTGATACATGTTAGTCATTCCACCAGCAGTATCGAACAAAGCTCCAAGATTAGGATGAACTATCGTAAGACCAGAAACGCCAGCTTCTATTAAGGCCAAACAAGACGTTTCTTTCCATATCGATGGATAGGCAAAAATATGTGATTTCGATATAGCCTTCCGAACTTCTTCGTTCGAAACCGTCCCGTAATAGTTAATTCCAGGAGTGTTCTTACACTCGTTTAAGAGCGATTCGAAGTTTTTGTCTGCATCTTTCCATCCATATATCTCGAACGAAGAATAGACGTCCAATTCGACGTTATATTTCTCTCTAAGTTTCTTAAAGACAGGAACGAGAATGTTCAAACCTCTTTGAGGCGTCGTGTGATATATCAACTTGACTGGAACTTTATCAGTACCAAGATGACTGTCAGATCCAAAATCAAACTTTATCTTCTCGTCCGAATCGAGAATTACACCATTCTCGATAACAGAACAAGCCTGATATGGTATCATATAAGTAGAACAGTATTCTTGCATCTGCGAGTTAGAGACGAAGACTAGACGATGAAATCTTCGCCAATTCATTCTGGCTAAAGCAGAAGTAGCTTCTGGATCTCCAGCAACGTCATGGGCCCAGAATATTCTATACTTATCGTCTTTAAGTTCTCTAACTCTAGAAAGAACGATCTGAAACTTATCTAAAAGTTCTTGATCGATAGAAGTATAGAGTCTCTCTTGCATCAACTCTGAACCACCTCTAGAGTTCAAAGAAAGTTCGTTTCTTTCCATACTATACTATTCCTATTTAAGATGCACTAGAAGATGGTGCTTTTCTCTCGGTATAATCAGAAGATACTGTTTCAGCACCAAAATAATCAGTCGCTAACTCGATGGCAACATTAACGTCAAACTTCTTACAAGAAAAGACGTTGAGATACACCTCTCTGAGTTCGTTAACGAAATGACCAGTAATATTAGAAGTCGAAATCCACTGATTTAACGAGAATCCAGCTTTATCACCGTGTCCAAAATTAGGAACGTCTGGTTCTCCATATGGAATCATGTCGATGTCAGTGACTAACTTCTTAACGAACGCCACTACGTTTTCTTTAGAAGTTATCTTCTCGTACGAACATCCACCAAGATTGATTCTAAGTTCGTAACCCCAATACTCCTGATTCATCTCTCACGAACCCTCCTGATACGAGTTATTGTAATGGCTTATTTATAGATCGAGTAGATTATAATGGTTTATTTATAGATCAAGCAGAACGAAGAGTTCTTTATTTTCATAGAGTCTTAACAGATCAGTATAACCACCGATAGTGATAGAATCGTCTATCACGATGATCGGAACAGTCTTAGCGTTTGGAAATTTCTGGATCACTTCGTCTCTAGTGATATTCTGACCAATCTTAAATTCTTCAAAATCTATCGAATTCTTAGTCAAGAACGTTTTTGTGTTAGTGCAAGCTGGACATTCGTCCTTAGTATATAAAACTAACTTACTCATGTCAATACATCACCTTACTAGGACAATCGTTTCTATTACAACAATAGTTATTGATGCCAGATATACCACAGACAGGACAAGACTGAATATGAGAGGAATGAAGTTGAGGAGGCGGAAACGTTGGAGGATAAGTGATCCAAGGTGATGGGTCAGGTTCATAACGATTCGGATTATAATCGTTTCGACCGTCATTAAACCCTTGGCGATAACCGTCTTTATAACCGTCTAAATAATTATCTTTAGTCATTTGCGATACCCTTCTTCTTTCTAGAATAGATCTTCTTGGACTTCATTATTCTGTTACGATAAAGATTAGATTTAAGAGCTAACGCTGAAGTCGACCTCTTCTTCGGAACTAAACCTAGAACCTTTCTCATCAAGTATTCTCCTTGAACATTCTTACGATCGTATCCATAGTTTTATGAGTTCCATATCGTTTAATGAGTATATTCTTTCCAGTAGTGATGAATAAGGTTGCTAAGTAGATAAGATCGTCGGTCGTGTCAGTCATCATAATAGACGTCTCGACGTATTTTTGAATTTCTTCTAGTCTAGCTTTTCGAATTTTTCGAGATCCCATTGACTATTTAAAAAAGAAGTGGTCTGGGAAGTTCCGTCCACAAGATAGGAGATATTTCTTCACCTAAAGTGTCTGTTCTCCAGCACTCGTCTTCAAATTTTCCAATACAAACGTATCCAGTAACACTCTGAATTAAGACTCTAGTTCCATCGACTGGGGCTGTATTGATCGGTCTCCATACAAACTCGTGAACTCTATTGATGTATTCTACGTACATTTCACTCTTCTTTCAACTCTCTGAAATCTCGTAAATAATCACTATGTTCTCTACATAAAGTCTCGTAAATTTCTCTGGAAAAATATGAGTCTGGAGTTAACAACCTTCTAGTGGCTACTTTATCGAA